TGCAATGGCTCACCACGTTTACATCGGTCATCTCCAGCTTATGTGTACCGTTGCAAAGCCGGCAGCTCAGGGGTGGCAAGCACACCATGTCTGTTCACATGATATGATAACAGGTCAGGTGCCGCTTTGGTATGTTCCAAAGAGTTTCGGCAAATACACGGAAGAAGGACAACAGTTATGGAAAAAGTTGCGAAAGGAGCAGTTAGAAAATGAGCAATCAAAAGCTGAGCATACAGAGAAGGATCAAGGAAGAACTAGCAAAATACTTACGCCTTAGATGGTCTGCTGGAGATCTTGAAAAAGAACAGAAGATCCTGCAGAACGAGTTTGATGATGATCGTATTAAGGTAGGCTTTCATGTTAAAGACAAGAACTTTCAGGTATGGTACATGGCTCCATCGTTGCCGTATTGCTTGTTTACTACACCTGGGCCATTCAATGTTCATAAGGTCATCAACGACATTAAGTGCCGGCAACAGAGCGTCAACGAGCAGACAAAGAATTACCTGTCTGTTCTAAAGAAGCAGAAGCAAGAGAAGGCAGCAAAGATTGCTGATATTGCTAAAGAGTGCTCCGATACGGTTCACAAGATCGCTCGGGGCAAAATATCGTGTACAGTTTTGAGTTAGAGGTGAGCAATGGCTTTTAATATAACCGATCTTCAAGAAGAGATAGTGAGCGCAGTTGAGACTCTAAACACCTTGAAACAGAGCAAGAAGGTTAGAGAGAACCAGCTTGCTGCTATAAACCTTCGTCTTGCGAAGGGTCAGAAGAAGTTACGAGCTCTTCGTGATATCAAAACCATGTACACTACGTATACTAAGGAAGGAGAAATCTAATGGCAGTATGGTCTTTAACAAAAGCAAAGATGGCTGACAGGATTGAAACGCTATATAAGAAATATACTGGTGGTTCAGTCATTACATATTACGAAAGACGCTGTATTGATGATGCCATAAATGCTGCTCTCCAAGACGTTTGTCTCGATTACTCTGTAAGCCGATGGCGGTTTTTGACAGAGGAAGTCTCTGCAACTGCCTCTTCTGGTGTTGCATATGTCGATCTCACTGAGAATATTTACAATGTGATCTCTGGCACAGTCCGTATAACGAGCGAGGATGCCACTCTGAGCGAAGTAAGCCTTGAATGGCTAAATGGTGTCGATCCAGATAGATCATCCTCTGGTGCTCCTTCTAGCTACGTTCTCGCGTCTTCTGGCACTGCTGGTCAGATAAGGATGCTGTTATATCCAACTCCTGACTCTGCTTACACGATAACCTTCAATTCTGAGCTGCTTATTGATGAGGACGAAGCTACAGCTTTCCCACCATGGATGCATGCTTGCTTACTTGATAAGTGCAAGGATAATGCTCTTCGGGATCTTGGGTATGGCAATGAGGCTATGATTTTCGAAAGGTCTTACGAAAAGAGACTTGCTAATGCTAAAGCTGCCAATGAAAGCGATGGCCCGCAATCGGTAGCGAGGGTTACAGTATCAACGAATAGGAACTTACAATCGAGGGCAGGGCTATGAAGGTAGATGAAGTTATTGCAAAAATCAGATACAGGCTCTCAGACTTTACTGATGAAGCGTATGATAATGCTTCTCTGTTTCAATACATAAACGACGGTGCTAAAGACTTTGCTCAGACAGGATGTTGTCAGTTCACTGAAACCTTTGGAGCGACAGCAGTTGCTGAATACACTCCATCACTAACATACAAGTGGTTGGTTGTCTTTGGTATGGATTACAATGACGTTCCTCTTGATTTTGCACCACTGGTCGAAGCAAGAAAATGGGATCCAGCAGCCGGCACTCCCAAGGGATGGACTATCTGGGCTGATACAATCTATTTGGACGCCTTAGCAGCGACACTGACCGATGGGCTCAGAGTTTGGTACACCTTCGTACCGGACGACATATCAGCGACAGGGGATACTTCTCCGCTGGACGAGAAATGGTCTAATGCTTTGGTGTCGTATTGCGTATTCAGGTGTCTTGACGGCGATCGAGATGGTCATGCAATGGCTGCTCGGGCTGAATATGATGCCGCAAAGGCTACCGCTTCACTGATTTATCAGGCACAAATGATGTTTGGAGGTTACGCAGCATGAGTTTTAACATAACTCCAGTATCACCGGCAGAATCACCTGCCTGGCCAAGTAAGGCTCAGCCATACGATGAGATGACCTTTGATAGCTTTATGGGTGGCCTTGTTACAGCATACCCTGCTGTTGCTCTCGCTAAGGATCAATTCAGCGTATTGAGTAATCTCTTGCTGGAGAGAGATGGTACTTTGATTACAAGGGAACCATTCTCGCCAGTATTTGCTGGAGCTGATTTGGAAACGATTATGCCAAGCACATACACTCCCGGAAGTTTCACGATCGTACATATTGGAACGACCGAGTATTTGGTTGGTTCGTATGACGATGGTACAAATATGAAAGTAACAGTATTTGATACTGTCAATGACCGATGGGCTGGTGTAGGTGGTGGTACTGCGATGTCAACCTTAACAACCGGAAAAAAAGTAACATTCGTAAAATATGGTATAAACAACGCTGAAGACTTAATTTATGGCAACGGAGCTGACCTCCCTCAGAGATGGTCAGGTGGAGTTGATTCTCCTTCTACAGCTCTTGGGCTCACTCCCCCTGTAATTAATGTAGCATCTGCTGCAAGTGCAGTCGGCACAGAAACAACAGATGGAGACAGGTCTATAACGCAGGGCGGTGTGTATTGGTACAAATTAACCTATTTCTATGATGACAGTGGCTCTACAACGAAATATGGTGAATCTGGCCCATCAGCAACATTAGAGTCTGATGCGGTTGAAGCTGATGAAGAAGTTGTTATAGATTGGGCTTTGTCAGGTAATGTGTTACCGTCAGGAGTATCAAAGGCTAATGTTTACAGGTCTCCTGCAGGACAAGAAGTTGGCCCATTCAGATATGTAGGGTTTTTTACATCTGGAGAAGCATTCACAGATAACATGCCCAATGATGAAGAAGGTGCAGAATGCCCTCTTGATAATGGAACACCACCAAGGCTGAAGAATCCGATCGTTTATCAAGGGCAGCTTGTAGGAATCGGTATTTCGTCCACTGGAACACTTACCCATAAGCTTGTTTTCTCTAACCCTGGTGTACCGGACTACTTCCCAGCCTTGAATTATGTGTATTTCCCGACTCCGATTACAGGGCTCTACGAGTTCGATAGGAAGCTTTTTGTCTGGACAGAGGAGAATACATATGTCTTCCCTGAAGGGCCACTGACGGCCGGCGTAGAGGCGTTTAAGATATGCGAGAAAGGTTGCAACAGTCATCACTCGATACATGACGTTGGTAATGGTATTGTATGGCAAGGTAACGGAACAATCTACTGGGCTGATTTCAACACTCGGGCCAGAGATGGAGACTTCCCTGTACCGATCGGTGACTGCATAAGAGATAAATTCTTATCAATGTCGCAGTCTGCGAAAGAAAATTCATGCTCAGCATTCCACCATGAGAGGTATCTTATCTGCATATCCTCCTCTGGTTCGGTGAATGATACCACTCTTGCATGGGATCCTATTGCTGGTAAAGCAAATATAGCAAAGGGTCGTATGGGAGGCTGGACACAGCTTACATGGAAGGCTAGTCATCTTTGGTGTCATAATGATAACCTTTATTCAGCAGACGCTACGAACAGATATTACATGCGTCATGGCTTTGCAACCGGTGGCGATGTTAATAATAAGACTGATTACAGTGCTAGCCCAACAGTTAAGCAACCAATTATAACTAATATAACAACTGGTAGGCTACTCTTTGGCCATGAAGCAAATAGTACGCTTATCTCGTCGATAAGTGCCGTAGCGGAAGCCAGCGGAGCCACATACACCGCTATGTTGACTTGTTCTGGTGTCAATGGTTCATCTTTTAACAAATCTGTATCTTTGGTTCTTGGAACAAATACGGAGGCCGCTGCATCAGGATGGCTCATTATTGGTAGTGGTAAAATAGAGACAGGCATAATTGGTTCGGTAACAAGGATTCATCGATTCGTACACAAAAAATTCCCTCGAGGAGTAAAGGTAAATTCATGCTTCCTTGGGCTGTCCTGTTCAGACTCACAAGATGTTAAGTTTGCTGGATTTAAACTATTTTACAGACCGCTGGTTCCACCAGCATAGGAGATTAAAATGACTTTTGAATTACCAAAAGATGGTAGCAGTGGCCTTGGCGACGGTGATGTTTTGACTGAGGCTAACCTTGAAGCTAATTTTGCTGCAATCGAGGACTTACTAAACGATTTTCCAACAGATCAAGGCGATGGTGCTGGGTCTATTTCAGCCAATGCAATCACATTTGCTATGATCGGATGCGAAGCAACTG